GACAAGACATCGTTCTCAACGGCAACTGCATCTGGGAAAGCAAGTTGAACCTCAAATAGATTGGGTCTTGCACCACCACCCGCTAGTTTGCTCTTGAAATCGGTGATCTTCCTTAAAGGAATAGAATTTTGTTGATTACGGCTAGGCATTGTTCTTTAAACCTCTAAATTAAACGTTACCGATTACTTCTTCAAATGAAACACCAGTTCTGGTGGCAACAAACGTAAGACCAATGAAGTTGATTGATCTTGCGGGTTTGATGAAGATATCTGCCACAAACTCATTATTATCTATAATAGCGGCAGTGTTATTTGTCTCATCACAAATAACTACGTAGTCTGTAATACCACGCTTTGCTTGAACATCGCGTAAGAAGGGTTCTACGATATTTACAAAGTTAGTTCTTGTAATCTCATCGTTGAACTCAAACAGTTGATCCTTAGCAGCAGCGCTAATTGCATTCTCCAAGAAGATGAACAAGCGACGAACGTTAATTCTATCGAAGGCAGAAGACTTGCCGAAAGCAGTCTTATCACCAAAGAGAACAATACCAGCACCAGGCGAGAAGATAACAGGGTTGACTCTAGCGGAGTACAACTTATCTCTCTGCAACTTGGAAGGATTGTAAGCGAGTTTTACAGCATTCAGGATTGCTCCTCTTGCAGTTCCAGCAGGTGAGAACCATGGGAAGTTGTTGATGTCATTTCTAGCACAAAGACCAGCAATGTCACCATTCAGAGGAACATATCTGAAAGTATCAGCAAATCTATCGAACATGTACTTGTAACCACTATCAATTACACCGTAAGTCGATGAAGTGATAGGAGCGGCAAATCCAAGAACGTTAGTCGTGATTGTTTCATCATTATTAACTGTTACGCTTCCAGTAGAAGTGTCAGTCAAGAATGCAGTTCTATAGGGTGAGATGAAAGCAACAGAATCTTGTCTTGCTTCAGCAACTGCGATACACTTATTAGCAAGTGCTTGTGCATCTTCCTTAGGATAGTTTGCTGAACCCATCAGAACAAAGTCTGCGGCAAAGTTATCAGGGTTGGTAAACAGGTCATATCCTGTAGAAAGACTACCGATTGTTGCAGTCAGTGCACCAGCGGCAGTGATATCACTTGTTCCGTCGTAGTTTTCACCACCAGACAGAGCAAGAGATTGGTTACCACCAGCACCAAATGTAACACCGTTGGTGTCTTGGTCCCAGCTAATGTCAGTTTCTAGGGTGAAACCAGAACTGTAACCAGTTGTAGTAATACCAGCAGGTTCTGAACCACCAAAGATGTTTGTCGAATTATTGTAGAGATATTTTCTCCAATATGCAGTGCTTCCTGCAGAATACTCAGCATCCTTTGCTTTCGACAGTGCAAGGTGCTTCTCTAAGATTTGACCAGCGTTTCCACTGATAGTTCCTTTGTCATCAATGACAACAACGTGAACTTCATCGAAACGTGAGTTTCTAGCAGCAGCATAACTTGAAGTACCAGGTCTTTCTGCAAGACCACTCCAACTTAAAGTTCCATCATTAAGAGTGATGGTCTGAGCATTGAACCAGTCAGAAGAACCAGTGTAAGCAGTGGAGGCATAAGAAACAGTTTGACCAGCGGTGTGAATAGCAACCGAACCAGTGCTTGAGAATTCGTAAACACCACCTGGTTGATAATCAACTTCGGTTTCAGTTCCGTTAGCGGCAACGTGAGAAAGAACTTTAACACCAATGGTGTCTGTTCCAACTTCTGTTACAATACCTTTGAGGTGACCATCAAGAACTGATGTTGAACCAGCACCTGGAAGTACAGAACTGATTGCTTGAGTAACACCAGAACCGACGATGATAGCAGCAGCACCCTCGGGTGAAGCAACGTCAACGCCAGAAAGAACTTGGTCTACTTTACCGTCAATAATCGCAACTCTAAGATCGTTACCCCAAGAACCTGGATTTCTTGCAGCAACAGTTACGCCTGTGATTGTATTTTCATCATATTGTTTGTTGACATAATCGTCAGTGCTGTTGATTTTAATAGAAGCAGCAGCTCCACTAAAAGCATTAGCGAGATCAGTGTCATCAGATCTTACTACGTTAAGATTGCCACCATATGCTAAGAACGAGGATGCAACCATCCAATGCTCATAATGCTTATCGGTGTTATATGGCTTTCCAAAAGTGTCAAGTAAATCTTGTTCACCAGTTACAACAACTGGTACATTTACTGGTCCTTTTGCAAAAGGTGCTACAAGAGCACCAGTCTTATCAGTAGTTGGATCAACTCTTCCTAAGGTTAGGTCAACTTCCCTAACGACAATTCCAGGAGATGCTAAATTAAGTGGCATCTTAATTCTCCTTTTATCCAAATTTATCTGAAATTATTTATTGAAAACCTACTTTTCAGCGGGGAAACAATGCATGAACTACCAGTCTGGATACTCCCAGTTCATATTTGTATAGGATGACTTTCTTTTTTCTTTCACTCTTTTGATATTACATACCTTACATTCATATGAATATGAACTTGGAGTGACTGCTTTTCTCTTTCTGATTAGATAAAAATCATCAAGCAGACTTTTTACTTCTCCACAGGTTCTACATTTCCTTTGTGAGAAAAGTAAATGCTCTAATTCAATCTGCTTGTCGAAGTCCATTAATAATAATCCCACATATAAGATCTATCCCCATATTCATCAGCGTGCCATCTATCACCTTCATTATCTACAAATGAACCAGTTATATCATTAATACCATCATCTAAGAACCCAAAAGGTGCCATATCTTGGTCAATCTGATTTTTCTGCTCTTCATATATTCTTTTTCTTACATCATTATCAGTCATCTCCTTGAAGTAGTCTTGTGCTACTAACCAAGAGAAAATAACCAAGCACATTGCAAGGTCATCATTACAACCTTCTTCTGCTTCAAAAGAATTATGCTTCTGGGCAAAGGTTGTAAGTTCTGAAATAATATCATAATCTGTTGTGATAATCTTATCATCTTCCAACAGTGTCTTTAGATTAGAACAACCAAGTTTCTTGACCTGTGCAGTTGTTCTTACACCCATCTGAGATTTCTTACCAGAAAAACCGTGACCGACAACTTGACCAGCACGTCCTCTCATAGCAGCCATCAACATATTCTCATACTCTAAGTCATAATGGAGAATACTTGCTACTTGCTCTCCAATATCATTGACTTCTACGAATACCCAAGCATCATTATAATTTTTTGCTGTCTGCTGGATAATATTTGGGAACAACATCGGTTTGATTTCATTGTTCCTATACTTTGCAACTACTTGATATGGGAAGTTTGTAATATCAAAGACGACAAATGCACTATAGTCATTCCCCAGACCACGAGCAACATCAACAGTAAGAAGGTAGTTATGTTCTGGTTTGGACTTCTTGTAGATATCCAAACCCGCATTTCTTTGAACTGGGTCTTCATAAACAAGATTTTTTAACTTCGCTGGATTAATAAGAGTATTGACAGATCCTAAGAATTCACATTCAAACTCAACCTTGAACTGTTGTTCAGAAGTGTTGGCAATTGTTTGCTCTTTCCAAACCTGATCTCTACCAGGAACCTCTGACCAATGAACGTCAGTTGGAATATATTCGTTCTTACCTTTTTCAGAATCATGCCACATACGGTAGAAGTGATTCATACCGCGAGGCGTTGATACAATAATTACCTTGGTGCTTTGACCAGAAGAAATAGTAGGATAAACAGAGGCAAAGAAGTCATCAGCGATGTGGTTCGGGATGAATGCGAACTCGTCAAGAAAGATGACATTGTACGATCCACCACGGACAGCAGATGAAGAAGTAGAGTTTGCCGAAATTTTTGAGCCATTTTCTAGTTCTAGTGATCCTTTATTCCAAGATATAATACCCTGTTGCATCCAAGAAGGCAAGTTCTCATATGCAAGTTGTAATCTTCCAAGCAAGTCACGTGCAGTTGACGCTTTGTTTGCTAGGATTGCGATGTTAACATTATCGTTAAAAACAGCGTAGTGTAGAAGATATGATACACAAGTAGTAGACTTACCTGTTTGGCGAGGCATCTTGCATATATTAAATCTGTTCTCATGGAAGTTACGTATCAGTTTTTCTTGAAACTCATACATGTTGAACGGGACAAGTCCCTCATCAAGAGAAACGATTTTAATATATCGTCTCGCAAAATATACTGGATCTTCTTTACAACGGACAAATTCAAGAATCTGATCCTTAGTCCAGGATATAGATTGATTTGCCTTTTTTAGATTAGGATTACCAAGATACTGATCACTCATACAAAATCAAATCAACACTTCCAACGTTTACGGGCTTTACAAATTGCTTTATCTGGAGTTTTCGTACAATCAATATTGTGCATCTTTCTTTGCCCGTTTGAGCGGGCACAGAAGGACTTACGACGTTTTGCTCTCTTACCTTTTGGTTTCTTCTCAGTTACAGCAGTCTTAAGTTTTGATCCTGGGTTTTCACGCTTGTAAGCATCAACTGCTTTCTGACTCATACCATCAGTCTTATCTTTTTTATTGACTTTCTGCCAGTCTTCAGAAAGTTCTTCTCTCCAATTAGAGTATCCTTCCTTCACGCAGTTTGGAACCATCTTCCCACCTTTTTTCTTCATACCAAGTTGCTTATAACCAACCCAACACTTCTCTTCAATCTTCTGAAGGTTTGAAGGAGGAACTTGAATAGGATCGGGAGTAATTAAGTCGGTTGTTTCAATCTCAAGAGCCTTGAAATCATCTCTCCAGTTGGAATAATCATAAGACTCTTTCTTAGTCTTATTACCCCAGTTAGCAGCACCAACTTTACGACACTTGACTAATGCACCAGAAGCATAAGCACTTGGCCAAACATCATATCTTGCCTTTACTTTCTTATAGCAAGCGTCTTTCTTTTCTAAAACAATTTCTTCATTTGCTGATTTTGTTGGAGAAGGAACAACTACTCCTCCTCCAGTAATTATCCTCAAAAGGTCCTCAGGACTTTTTGCTCCATATTTTTTTGGGTCTAAACCAATCTTTACAGGTTTAACTTGTTCTCTCATCATCTTCGCCTTACCCTTTCT